TGGGCAGATTATGGAACAGGTTCAGGTAGACCTGAAATGATCTATCCAGATACTTCTGATATTCTTGACAAGACTACCAAAGGTCCTGACGGAAAAGATAGATTGCAAAATGGTAACTACATATTAACAGTAGGACAACACTTTGTGATCATTTTAGGTCCTAAAGGATCTGAAACTGCGATGATATCAATGAGTTCATCACAAGGTAAAGTTAGCAGAAAATGGAACTCCATGATGAAGTCTATTAGTTTAGATGGAAAGAATGGTCCATATACTCCACCATCATTTAGCCACATATATAAGTTATCTTCTGTATTAAATACAGGTAAAGGTAATCAATGGTATGGGTTCAATGTAGCCAAGGTTGGAATGTTAGAGGATGCTAAGATGTACGAACGAGCTAAAAAGTTCTACTCTAGCTTCGCTAACAGAGGCTAACAACAAGTTTTGGGGAGGAGGGTCGCTCCAAGCCGGAAAGAACCTTCCTCCCTGAAAGCATAGTGGTGATGACAGAACTAGATAGATTTATAAATATATTTGAAGGCTCATATAGTGCCTATGGTCAAACTAGAAAGACAGAAGAGTTTGACGAAAGAGGTAAACACAAAACTAGATCCTTTATAATTAAAAAGACTCCAACAAAACAAATGTTCCAAGAACATTTAAATGGAAAAGATCCTGCTCTTGGAATTATACCAATCAACGAAGAGAATAAATGTAAATGGGCATGTATAGATATTGATTTATACAATGGCTTTGATCACAAAGAATTAATTAGAAAAATAAAACAACATGACTTTCCTCTAGTGGTATGTAGATCAAAATCTGGTGGGGCACATGTATTTTTATTTGCAGATAATTTTGTACCAGCAGTTTTATTTAGAAACAAATTAAAAGATATGGCAGCTAAACTTGGTTATGCTAATGCAGAAATATTTCCTAAACAAAATAAAGTAGACATGCAGAAAGGTGGTACAGGTAGTTTTTTAAATTTACCTTATCACAATGTAAAGATGACCATGAGATATGCGATTAAAGAAGATGGGTCGGCAATGTCTATAAATGAATTTTTTGAAGCGCATAGTAAAGCAAAACTATCAGAAGATCAACTCTCTAAATTGTCTATAAAAGAAGAAAAAATTCTTGACAATCTACTCAAAGGTGCGCCACCATGTTTGGTTACAATTTCTAAACAAGGTATACCCAACGGTCAAAGAAATAATGCCTTGTATAATTTTGGTGTTTACACCAAAAAAAGATTTCCTGATACATGGGACAGAGAATTATTTAAATACAATGATGCGTATTGTAAACCACCATTAGATAAAAAAGAGGTAGATACATTAATTAAATCTATCGAAGGCAAAGAATATAATTATAAATGTAAAGACGAACCTATTGCATCTTTTTGTAATTCCAAAAAGTGTGTCATGCAAGAGTTTGGTGTAGGTGATGGATTACCAGAAACAGAAATAAAAGAGATACAGAAGTATGACTCTGATCCACCACTGTACTATGTGACGATAGGTGATGAGCAGGTAGAAGTAGAATCACAAGACTTGCATGAACCAGATAGATTTTCACTAAAGTGTTTAGAACAAATTAACCAAGCCATGCCACCAGTTGGCAAACTAATCTGGAGAAAGGCAATAAATAAATTATTAAAAAATACAATACCGATAGAAGCTCCAGAGTCCACAAAGATAGATGTACAACTAAAAGAATTATTATCAGACTACATAAACAAGATACCAGGTAAAGATTGGAAAGATATTTTAAGAGGACTGTCTTACACAGAAGATGATGTGAGTTATTTTAAATTTAAAGATTTTTGGAAATACATTGTTAGAACAAAAATATGGGATACGAAGAAATATCCAAAACAAAAGACAGCTAGAATGTTAGAAACTTTATTTGATGCAGAGGAGATACCAGGCAAGATAAATAACAAGAGTGTTAGATACATGGCATTACCTACACTTAAATTAGAGAAACCAAATACTAGAAAAGATAAAATGAAGGAGGCACCTTTTGCATAGAATAATTATCCCTGGTCCACCAGGCACGGGTAAAACACATAGGCTTATGCAACTGTTAGACAACGAATTAAATTTAGTTAAAACAGATCCTGAGAAGATTGCATATATAGCGTTTAGTAATGCTGCAGCAAATGTAGCAAAAGAAAGAATTAAGAATGATAAAATATATGTCAGCACTATGCACTCAATGGGCACAAAAGAGTGTAATATCAACACAAAAACGCAACTATTAAAAGGTGATAAATGGAAGAACTTTAAAAATTTTTCTTCGTATTGTCGTGATTTAAACTTTGAGTCTAGAATAAATATAAACGGTTATGTTGAACATACCAATCCACATATGCGTATTATAGAACTAGCTAGAAATAAAAAGATAAGTATTGAAGAAGCTGCCGTAGAATTAGAGTTACACTACAGCACGGATATATGGTTGACTGAGCAGATAGCTGCAGATTTAAAAACATACAAAGATAGCACGGGTATGATTGAATACTCTGATATGATTTCCAAGTTTGTCGAGGAGGACCGGTGTCCACCACTACATTGTGTCTTCCTCGATGAAGCCCAAGATCTGAGTCCTCTGCAATGGGACATGTTCTTTTACATAGAAAGTAAGTGTGCTCGTTCTTACATTGCAGGGGATGATGATCAAACCATTTATTCTTTTCAAGGGGCCTCACCTAAAATATTTATAAACTTAAAAGGTAGATTTGATCCACAAGTACAATCACGTAGAGTCCCAAGGTCTGTCCATAAACTAGCAACAAGTATCTTTCCTCACATGTCACAGCGTTTAGAAAAAGAATGGAGACCTAGAGAAGCTGAGGGTGTGGTTAACATGGGATCTGATTTTGAAGAACTGCCCCTACATGAAGGTAACTGGATGATATTGACTAGAACAAATAAAATGTTAGAAAGGTTACGTGATCATTTATACAGTATGAATTTTAGATTTGAAGCTAAAGCACAGGAACTCTTACCTAAGAAAATGTTAAATGCGTACAGAGTTTGGAAACGTTTACATCAAGGCGCTGTCGTAGATAAAGACGAAGTAAAAGATTTATGGGACTACCTAACTGTTAAAGACGGGCATCTGATTAGAGGTTTTTCTAGTGGCAAGACTTTGGAAAACATTACCAGTATAAATTTAGAGGGACTAAAAGCTGAACACGGGTTGCGAGCGACGGGGAGCTGGGAACAACTCAACTTTCCTGAATCAAGTAAATTATATATTAAAAAATTATTAGAGTCAGGTGACAATCTTATGAAACCTGCAAGAATAAAATTATCTACAATACATGGTGTAAAAGGTGAAGAGTGTGATAACGTAGTTTTGTTTACAGATATAGAAAGAATTATCTATGAATCTGCAACAAGAAATCCAGATCCAGAGCATCGTTTATTTTTTGTAGGTATAACAAGAGCAAAAGAAAGATTGTATATTTGTAGTCAGCACTACGAATATCAATATAACATAGGAGGACCAATAGTATGACAGATCCAGATGGATTAGAAAAAGCATTTCCACAATCAAGGCAGGTTGGAGGGAGCCACTACAAGAATTTTCACATTCAGCCGTATGAGTTTATTTCTAAAAATAATCTCTCGTTCTTTCAAGGATGTGTTGTGAAATATGTTTGTAGATATTTATCTAAAAATAAGATACAAGATCTAGAAAAGATTATACATTACTGTGAATTAGAAATACTAAAATTAAAAGATAGGAAATAATGTTTACAGCGCAGACAGAATGGGATTGTCCTGATACTTTTCCTGATTTATCAGGAGAAAAATATATTGCGATAGACTTAGAAACAAAAGACCCAGACTTAAAAGCAAGAGGTTCTGGTGCAATACAAGGTAGAGGAGAGATTGTAGGTATCGCTGTGGCTGTTGAGGGATGGAAAGGTTACTATCCCATAGCACATGAAGGTGGTGGTAACATAGATAGAAGAACAGTTTTAGAATGGTTTAAAAAAGTTTGTGCAACAGATTCTTACAAGATATTTCATAACGCAATGTATGATGTGTGTTGGATAAAAGCATACGGCATACCTATCAACGGACATATCATGGACACTATGTTAATGGCGTCTTTGATAGATGAAAATAGATTGTGGTACACATTAAACAGTATATCCTATGATTACTTACGAGAAGTAAAAGATGAAAAAGCTTTACAACAAGCTGCAGAATCATGGGGCATAGATCCTAAAAAAGAATTATATAAACTACCTGCAATGTATGTAGGTAATTATGCAGAGCAAGATGCCAGACTTACATTAGAATTATTTAAAAGATTGTCTACAGAAATACAAAAGAATAATTTAGTAGAGATATTTGATTTAGAAACACAATTGTTTCCGTGTTTAATTGATATGAAATTTAAAGGGGTTCGTGTCGACGTAGAAGGTGCTCATAAATTGAAACAGCAGTTATCACAACAGGAAGCGCTAATCCTAGAAGAAGTAAAAAAACAAACAGGAATAGATGTTCAAATATGGGCAGCAAGATCGATAGCCAAAGTGTTTGACAAACTCTCCTTACCCTACGCCAAAACCGAGAAAACTGGGTCACCTTCATTTACAAAAAATTTCCTTTCGAATCATAATAATCCTGTAGTCAAAAGTATAGCAAAAGCAAGAGAGATTAACAAGGCACACACAACGTTCATAGATACCATATTAAAACATCAATATAGAGGTAGAATACATGCAGATATAAACCCTATTAGATCTGATCAAGGTGGTACGGTCACAGGTAGATTTAGTTATTCCAATCCAAACTTACAGCAGATACCGGCAAGAAATAAAGATCTTGGTCCTATGATTCGTTCTTTGTTTTTACCAGAGAAAGATCACAAATGGGGATGCTTTGATTATAGTCAGCAAGAACCAAGACTAGTTGTGCACTACGCTGCAGAAACACAACCAATATGCTACGATCAATCTGTAAAAAACATAGTAGAAAAATTTAAAGACAATAAAGTAGACTTTCACCAAACAGTTGCAGACATGGCAAATATATCTAGAACACAAGCGAAGACGATCAATTTGGGTCTTTTCTATGGTATGGGTAAAGCAAAATTACAAGCAGAATTAGGATTAAATAGTAGAGAAGAGGCAGAGGATTTATTTAATCAATACCATGAGAATGTACCTTTCGTAAGAGATCTTATGAACTATACATCGAATCAAGCTCAATCATCTGGATCAATAGGAACTTTACTAGGACGTAGGTGTAGGTTTACAAAGTGGGAACCAAACAGATTTGGTATGCATAAACCTATGGACTATGTTGAAGCAGAAAAGACTTATGGTAGAGGTAGAATACGTAGAGCTTTCACATACAAAGCATTAAACAAACTAATACAAGGATCCGCAGCAGATATGACAAAGAAAGCTATGTTAGATTTATACAATGAAGGTATTACACCACATATACAAATTCACGATGAGTTAGATATTTCTGTGAAAGATGACAACGAGGCAAAAAGAATAATTGAAATTATGGAGAATGCTGTTAGTCTTGCCGTACCCAATAAAGTTGATTTTGAGTCCGGCGATACTTGGGGTGATATTTATGGATAACTATGGCTTATTTAAATGCAAACATACCAGTAGAGTACGCACAAATCAGGAGAGAATACCTCTATGATCTTAAGAGTCATCATGGTGAAGTTGAAGATTGCATCATCTTTGGTATTAGTTCCATTACGGGCAAGTCTCTTCTTTTTCACGCTATCATGGAAAATGGCGCGATCTTTTATCGTCTCCCTATCACAGCATTTATACAACGTGGTTTCAAGCCTACTGATGTACCTAGGCGTAGATTGGATGAGCTTCAGCTTTGGAATTGTTTCAGTTATTATCCTTCTGTTCATACTTGGGATATCCTAGAAGCACAGGCTGGTAAATACATAGGAAAAGATAAGAAATGGCACCCTGGTAAATACTTATTTACGGTTGACTTTGCTCATCCTGAAAGTAATATATTGGACACGGATCATTCAGAGATACCGCACGAGCATAAGTGTGCACATATCATAGCTCTTGATGACGGGAACTATGCAGCACAGCCTAATAATAGGTGCATTTGGGATATACCTTCATTTACAGTAAAAGATAATATCCCAGATTGGAAAGTGCAGACATCTGAATGGAACGTAGAAAACACAAGTAAATGGAAGACCGAAGATACGGATAACTTCTTTTACGAAATCGAGGAGAAAAAACATGATTGAAAAATGTAAAAATATTTGTTGCAAAGTTTGGGACAAAGTAAAAGCTGTCTGGAACTGGATCGTGTCTAGATTCAACAGGTAATTTATGGCTCTAAAAATTGGAGAAGAACAAGCTGTACAGATGCCGATGAAGACGGTAATCAGTTTGATCGTCATTGTTGCCTTGGGCACCATGGGCTATTTCCAAATTGTAGAGCGCCTAAACATAGCGGACACTAAAATTAAGATCATGGAAAAAGATCTTGAAGAAAACACGGAGTTTAGAATAAAATGGCCTCGTGGTGAAATGGGATCTTTGCCTGCAGACAGCGAGCAGTTCATGATGCTGGAAGACTTATATAAGACTACAGATAAGATTAACAAACACATTGAGTCCATGATGAACAACAGAATAAACATCGAGTTCTTACAAGGACAAATGACAAAGGTCTTAGAAGATATTGAGGAGCTAAAAGATAAAAATAGGGATATGTATTATAATGGATCGAATTCAAAAACAGGTAATTAAATATATTTCTGACATGGAAAAACAAGCAAAACAAATGAGCTATGTTAAGCATCTTAAAAAAGAAGTAGAAATTGGTGCTAATGGCACACAAAAATATGTTGTAAAAAAAGGACCAAACAAAGGTAAAATATTATGATCGCCGAAGTTATAGCCCTCCTAATGTTTATAGGCCCTGATATTAAGGAGCACAGAATACAAGAAAATATGGCTACCTGCCTACGACACAAGAGAGTCGCAGAGCGCCAATACCAAGAGGGTATCACTTATAAATGTATACGCTCTAAAGCTAATCTAGATGAAAACATAGACGGTACAAAGTCAATTAGATCGCTAATTTTAGAATAATGGAACCCTTCATACCAGTGAATACTATTATAGCTTTTATCTTGCTTTGTATTGTAATTTATGTAGGGTTAAACGATAACAACAAATTATGAAACTTACAGCTAATATAACTCTTGATGAGTTAACTAAGTCTCAGGTTGCAGAACGTAAGGGTATTAATAACAACCCTAGTCCTGAACAAATTGAAAATTTAAAAGCTTTAGCAGTAAATGTGTTACAGCCAATACGATCACATTTTGACAAACCTTTAATTATATCTAGCGGTTTTAGATGTGCAGAACTTTGTGTTGAGATAGGCAGCAGTATTAATAGTCAACATACAGCACATGACGAAGCAGCTGCAGCAGACTTTGAGATACCTGGTGTAGATAATAGAGAGCTAGCTCGTTGGATAAGAAATAATTTAGAAGTGGACCAAGGGATATTAGAATTTTACAAAGACGGCGAACCGTCATCTGGCTGGATTCATTGCAGCTATTCGCGTAATTCAAACAGACAACAATGGTTACGTGCACTAAGAGTTGATGGTAAAGTAAACTATAAACCCTGGTTAGAATAATGAAAGCTGGTTTCAAAATAGGTTATGTTGATACAGTGCACGGAGAGTGTCCACACTGTGGTGAAGATACACTATTAGTTGCTATTGTAACTGATTATTATAAATGCACAATGTGTGGTGAAGAAACCAGACAGTATGTAAATGGTTCTATAAAATATTTAAAATTAGATAATTTGGATCGTGAATGGCTAAAAAGAAACCAAAGTACGGAGTAAATAATTACACCAAAAGAACTCCTAAAAAGAGGCCTGGAAAACACGCCAAGAGTTACAGCAAAAGAATCCCTAGACGCAAACCCTATAGAGGACAGGGTCGCCCATAATGAAACCTATAATGATTACGCTGTTATATTTAACAGCTTTTGGAGATATTAAATTAGATAGTTTTGAAATACACTCTTCGTGTGAATCTTGGTATCATTACAATGTAAAAGTTGAAGAAAGAAAACAAAGAAAATTATTTAGTAATCACTACTATCACACCTACAAAGGTAAACAAGTTATTGGATATATATGTGATGGTGATGAACCACAATAATTTAGAATAATTCTAAACTGGATTACTTACCTCTGTGCATTTAAACTGAACTGTTATCTGACTTCTATTAACTTCGTCTTCGCCTAACTCTCTCATTAACCCCATAGCATTAAGATAACCTGCGGTTGCACAATCAAAATGGGTCTTATATTCTCCTGCAGACATCTCATTCATACAGGACATGTGGAGCGCCGAACACACCTGCATTATCAATAAAAATTTCATTTGACCCCTTGTATATTTTGAGTTAATGTCCTATATTATAGAAAACAAATAATAAAAGAAAGGTTACAAGCTATGACAGACTTTAGCAAGTACAAAAACATAACGGTCGATCATGACACATACGCGACCATAACAAGACTGCAGACAAGGATTACACCTGATGTAAAACTTAGTCGTAGTCAAGTTGTAAAAACATTAGTGAACAAGGAAGCAAGAAAGTTAAATGGCAGACTTAGCAAATAGCGGTGTATTTATAGAAAGAAATATAACGCCAGAACAAAAACTTTGGAAAGCTGTGTTATCACAAGGAGTTTACGAGGCGTGTTCTAAAAGAGCTCAAGCTTTGCCATTAACTTATGGTGAGATGAGATCAGCTCTCGAGTGGGTTGATCTAGGAAACAGAGACTTTATAAGTGTATGTATATTTGCAGGTTATGATCCTGCTTACATTTATAGAAAAGCGAAGGGATTGATAAGAAAATATGAGAAAGATATGTGATGCGTGTATGGGCAACGGATACAGAAGAATCTGGAAAGACCAACATGAGAAAGAGAAAATAACAATACAATGTGCAAAATGCGAATCAGCAGGAGAGGTAGAAGATGAAGACTTTAATTATGATTATAGTGGTATTAACACTGACAAGTTGCAATAAAGTAGAGATAGGGGACTTTGAATGGGATCCTAAAACTGCGATGATGAGGGCGACATTTGGAGTATCTAAATGATGACAAATAAAGACTGTGAAGAGTTAGAAAAACAGTTGGAAAGACTTAAATTTAGAAATGATGTGCTACACAAAGCAAATCAAAAGCAACAAGACGAGATATTAAATTTGAGAAGTAAGGTTAAAAAACTAGAACATGATGCAGTACAACAATTTAGAAACAAAGGAGAGATGTAAATGGCAGAACAAATAAAAATACAAACATTTAATTGGGGACCATGTGTTACCAAATTTAAAATAAAACCTGAATACGGTAAACAATTGTTAGACGAAGCTAAGTTTAACGATGTTGACTTTAGAGGCAAACTAGCTGGACAGATAGATGTAGAGACTGCATATAGTGAAGAAGCAAAAGCTAAGATGTTGCCTTGGTTAGGAGCATACTTTGGTGTGTACGATCAAGCATTTGAAAAACACACTAATAAAAAATATGATGTTAAACCTCACTATTTGTTATCCGCTCTTTGGATAAACTATCAAAAGCAATACGAGTTTAATCCACCACATGATCATGATGGTAAACTATCTTTTGTAATCTATTTAAAAATACCAGAAGAATTAAAAAAAGAAAACGCAGCGTACAAAGGTAAAAGTTGTGGACCAGGTGGTATACAATTTTTATACGGCGATGGCACAAGAGATTGTGTAACATACATGTCATACTTCCCAGAAGAACTTGATATGTTTATATTTCCTGCCTGGTTGAAACACTGGGTAAGTCCATACAAATCTGACTGCACGCGTATTAGTGTGTCCGGTAATGTACATGACTCGGCACCTTTAAATAATCTCGCAAACTTTGCGCCTGAATACATAAAGAAAAAGAAATGAAAACAATACCTGACGCCATAGATGACATAAAATACTTCTGGAAGAGAACCAGAGATATTTACTACAGATTCTTTGAACACTGGGGTAGTAAGATGAATGTTTATGGTTGGAATGGTAGATGGAAGAACAGAGAAGAAGGCACGGGATATCGAAGAGATGAAATCAAATAGTCACGACGGACATAATTTTGATGACCATCTTGGGTCTTGTAACGAGCATCGAGCGATTGTAGAGTTTTTATCGCAAGGTTGTGAGGTATTTAAAAACGTACGACAACACGGACCCATTGATATTATTGTCATACATCCTGACGGTAAAGAGGAGAGACTTGATGTAAAGACCAGGGCATATAGAAAAAGAGATAAACTACCTATACATAGATCCCTGACTGAGAAACAAAAGAAACTTGATGTTAGAATATACTACATTGATGCAAATTATGAGGGACATAGACATCCGCCAAAGGGAGTTAAATGACTAAAAATCCAGTAGCAAAAGAACTTAGAACACCAAAATTTAAATCTAAGGTAGTGAAAAATAAAAAGAAGTATGATAGAAAGAAGTATAACGCAGCGATTGCGTATCACGAAATGTTAAAATTTTTTAGAAACCATCATGGCGATTAAACATAGAATAAAATTAAAAAGTGACCGAGGTAGGGGTACACGTGACGCCACTGGCGCTCCTCTGGACCTAAGCGATAATGCGAAAGCTAGCGACGAATCCTCGGCGTTAGACGGGGAGAGTATCAGACGTGATGTCCCCGCTGACGAGATGATTACGGTTAGATACGAAGAGCACGACGAGAAAGAATATGCAGAACACTGCAGAAAGTTTTTTAAAGGTGAAGTGGAATAAACGATTTATTTACCCAAAATCTGTACGCTCGTTGCAAGACGGTAAACGACACTACGAAGTTGGAGACGAGAAACTACCATCTGTAACGACCATTTTGGGTGCTACACAGAGCGACGAGAAGCGAGAGTCTTTGGCTAGGTGGAGAGCAAAGAAAGGCAAAAATGAGGCAGATCGTGTCAAAAATGAGGCAGCTGAAAGAGGTTCTATTATGCATAGTATTATCGAACATCACGTTAACGGAAACAACATCCTAGATATGACAGAGACGGGTCAAGGAGCTCACCGTATGGCTGCTGTGATCATCGACAAGGGTTTTGATAATCTTGACGAAATCTGGGGCTCTGAAGTAGTTTTAAGTTATCCTGGTTTGTACGCTGGACAGACGGACTTGGTTGGCGTGTATCAAGGGCGTGAGAGCATAATCGATTTTAAACAATCTAATAAACCGAAGAGAGAAGAGTGGATAGAAGATTATTACTATCAAGGTGTTGCCTATGCTACAGCTCATGATTGTATTTATGGTACTAACATCGAACAATGCGTGATCATGATGTGTACACCTGATTTATTTTATCAACAGTTTGTTCTAAATGGGGCAAGATTTAGGCAATACAAGTGGCTATGGCTCTGGAGGTTAAGTGAATACTACAAGAATAGGAACTAGACAGTTGTACTGGATAAATAAGTTGCAAGACTTAAAAACCTTTCCGACTGGTGCTTATGATAAAAAGGACGAGAAAATTAATAGAATAATACATAGAATCTATAATGAATATTATAAGAAAAAAATGTAGAGAAGCTGACATTTTGGCTGCTCGTTTCTACAAATTAGCAGAGGGAGACCGGGATCGAGCGGCGAGGGACTGGTATTTGAAGGTAAAAGAGGCCTCTGATCTGGTAAATCAGCTCCAAAAATGTAGAAAGCACTCCGCGTCAAATAAGGGTTATTTCACCGTAACATCGAAAAATGTAGAAAATGTAGAACGAAATGTAGAAGCGGGAACCGTTGGTATTATTGACTAATAGTATGTTTTTCTACATTTCTACATTTTTTTTTTTCAAATTGACAAGACGACTCCTTAAATGAGAAATTTATATCTATAAATGTAGAATGTGTTAAAAGGGGTTATGAGAAGGAAAAAGAGCAAATACAAGCATGCAGTGATAGGTAAGAAGAAGTATTACTTCTACAAAATAGTTTGGAATGATCCGTGTGGTGATGCAGGTCATGCAGAGATAGAAGAAATGAAGAAGTTAAAGCCAGCCGTCATGATATCTCAAGCGTACATCTTTGATAAAGATAAAAAACATGTGTGGACGTTTTCAAGTTATGACAGTGAAGCTGCCGTATTTTCTGACCGTAATTGTTTTCCTAGATCTATTATATCTAAGATGGAAAAGGTTAAGTTATGATTCAGAGGGATCTTCTTGACTTGTTGATTCTAATAGGACTTTTTCTTTTAGTTCTTTTTCATCAACACCCTCAAGAATCGGTGAGTACTCATCAATTATTGTCTTCATTCGACGCTCTAGTTCTTCAGACGTTAGATCTTCAAGTTTTCCCGTCCGAATAATTTTTTGTTCTATATACAACCCAGCTGCCTTACCTCTTGCAACCTCAGCGTTTACAGCTGCAGACCATGCACCTTTGGCTAGTGCTTGCTGTCGTATCTTACCCAGCTCGGCTATGTGTTTACCATAATCTACTTCGTATTTTTTGTTGTATTCTTCTCTGATCTCGCCAATGTATTTAACAACCAAAGGATATCTCTTTGGCGATTGTAGTTCTGATGCTGTGATAGTTGCCCTGTCTTTGTTGTATCCAGCTTCGATAGCACACTCTGTTGGAGTCTTTCTACCTTCGTTGGTTACAAGCAGTTGAGCAAACTTAATTTGCATTTCTGTAAGTTTCTTTGGTACACCCATAATTGACATATAAAGTAATATAGCGTATAAAGCAATAGGGTATCGGATGGGAGACTGGATGATACCCCGCATTATGCAAGGAAAGTTATTAAGACAGGCACTGGATAAATTTATGAAAGGTGAAGTAGCACAGAATGCAAGGGTGCAAGTTGTGTTGCCTAACGGAGAGTTTTACGATGTTAAAGGCATTCAGCTTTTAGAAAATAAGTTGATTGGTGTAAGAGAAACGCATCGTCTTGCTATTACCATAGAGCCAACACAGTGGCATATGGGTAAGGTAATTAAAAAGCTGTAGTTACGTTGAAACCTGAGAAAAAATTGTGGCAAGATTTGAAGAAAAATACGCCAACAATATGTTGGAATCGTATTGAAAATTTGGCAGTTCCAGGGCTTCCTGACGTGCTTGGATACAATAAACACCAACACTTTTTTACAGTTGAGTTGAAAGTAACACGAAGTAATAAAATACGCTTCTCACCGCATCAAATTGCGTTTCATGTGCAACATCCGAAGAACACATTTATCTTGGTAAAGTCTCTCGACACTAGTCTCTGGAAACTTTACGAGGGAAAAGATATTAGGGAGCTTGCCGCTCGTGGCTTGCGGCTTGAAGCTTGCCGCTCGGGGCTTGCCGCTTGTTGCTTGTGGCTTGCAGCTTGCCGCCCGTAACAGCTTGCCGCTTGGCGCTCTGCACGAAGTGCTGAGTGTTTTGATTATGTAGCCCGGATACGTCGACTGACCAATTAGTGGCCATACATTTCTTCACAATATTCGTCCAGTCCCAGGTTGTCTATGAAGGGCACTGTAACGCGGTCGCTGCCCCAGTATCCTTGGACCTCTTTCTCGTACAGGCTTACCCATATAGTCGGGCCACCTCCTGCTACCAGCAGTTCTGCACTGTAGTAGCGCTTCTCCCGGTCCACGATGTAACGAATGTCGTAGACGCCTTCCATCCATTCGCTGGCACCTCCATGCTGTTCGACACTGCCATCTTCCTGCTCATCATTGCTGGTCACCGGGTTGGTGATCTCGTCCGCAATGTTCTTGCACATCCTGCGAAGCTGTTCTCCGCTGGTCTCTCCCTTTCTGTTCCGGGATCTCTTTAGCGGCGTGCCGCTGTCTTCAAATTTTACTTGCATCTTTTTCCTTTCTGTTTTGCTTGCAGCTTACCATCTAATTGTGGCAAGCTTGTGGCTTGCTGCTTGTCGCTTGCAGCTTGCCGCTTGATCCAGTACTTGGGATCCAGGCGAAGCGTCTTCTGCTGTGCCAGCTGCTT